CATCAGGAGTATTATTAGTGTCATCCATAATTACCCTAAAAGCATTTAATCCACTTTGTGATTGAACTTGCTCTAAAAATGGGTTAACTATATTCAAGAACTTAGCTCTTGTAGTTTGATTATTTTGTTCAAACACAAGGAATCTCGAAGATGATGCAATGAACTTTTTAAGTTTAATCATCAATCGTCTTACATTGATTCTGTCAAGTGCAGATGATTTTTTCTGTAAAGTCTTTTGACCCCAAACAGTAACTCCCTGTCCTGGGAATGTTGCGATTGGATTCATATTAGCTTCATACAAATCATCTCTGTTTGAATGAGTTAACTTTCTTTCAGCTTGAATCGCTGTATCTATTCCACCACGATTTAAACCAGCAGGTGCAAACCATGGATGCGCGACAGTATCATTAAATGCATATACACCAGGTATAACAACTGAAGGTGGCACCCATCTTGGTGTTCCCGTAGAGTTGTCTGGCACTTGTATCCATGGCCAATACATAGCAGAATAACTTGAATCATATGATTCTGCTTGTGTTTTAGCAGATGTTAAAGCACTATTAAAGACAACTGGGTCTACGACAACAAAACAATCACCTCTATCCTCACAGATATCAATAGCTTTTGTAACAATTTTACCATGAACATCAGATAATATTCCAGGTAATAATAATAAATTGAAATCATATTCATCTTGATTCTTCAAAAGATTTAGAGCTTTTACATAAGCATTATATCCCGTAGCAGCATCGGCTGTATTTGGAATATATCCTTGAGTTTCTGTAGATATATTTTCATAGAATTGGTAATTACCAACTGGAGCACTTCCTCCAAAATTGCCTAAAGCATCAAATCCAGCATATCCATTAGAACCGCCTGTGAATGAACCACTATTTAATCCAGGAAGACTTTGATTACTACCAGTTATTCTAACATCTCCATTAGAGTCAAGATAATCAGGTGTTTGTTTAAATACTTCAACATAAACATATTTTGATTTATTTGGATACGATCCAGATGGTTGAATATAAGGTTCGCTTGTAGTTCCTGCTAGAACATTTCTTGTATCACCAATTACTTTTGCAATATAATTTGATGAATTTGGATCAAGTGTTAAATTATTCCAAGTTTCAAGAATTTGTTTTCTTTTAATTGTGTCATCACCTCTTCTAACTAAAAGAGTGAATGTTCCTTTATTTGCATTCACTGTCGATATTTCCCATCTAAGATTATGAACCGAGCCAGATGCTAATGCATTATTTTTACCCAAATCAGAAATACCACCTCCCCAAGAACCGGAATATTCGAATCCATTTGCAGATGCAGAAACAGAATTCATTATAGCACCATCTGCCTGTGTCCATAATTTAAATGAATAAGTTCCACTGTCACCGAACCCTTCACCAGCCCACTGGTTAGGTAATGCATGATGACTTGCAGTAAAAGTATTAGAACTGTTATCTAAATTATTAGAACCAGATGGCACCGCACCGTAAGCATTACTATAATCATCATCTAAAATTCTAACTACAGTAGCGTTAGGACCTGCCTTTAAATAATTTTCAGCTGTATGTGATGTTAAATATTGATAATAAGCACCACCAACTGAACCACTTCTAAAACTTGTTCCAAATCGTTGTTCATAATCTGAAAATGAATTAACTACTGTTGGTACTAATGCAGGACCTTTAACAGTCGGTCCGACTATAGCAGCACCTATCTCTCCGATTGCTGCTGGTAAAAAACTTTGAACTATTTCATTGGTAAATACTCCAGGGGAAACTACTTTCTCGGCCATTTAGACTCTCCTTATTGATGTGATGTTAGAAACTTTTATACGCATATAAATTCATATATAAATATATTAGTCAAACCTCAAACATAGCATTTATTTTATTTTTTTTTGGTAAAAATGCCTGTTTCTGGATTTAATTCTCCATCACCATATTTTTTTCTTATATCATTCAAAAAAGTAGCTTCTTCTTTAGAATTTTCATTAAATTTTTTCCTTAAATCTATTTCTGAATTTGTTATTTCATTCAGCTGAGATTCAGTTCTGATACGAGCTATACCAATTTGTCCTAGTTGGACTTGAATGTTAACATAAGTTTGTTGAATTTCTTTTAATTTTTCAATTTCTTTATCTGTAAATTTAACTTCTGACATTTATAACCTCCATGTTTATTATATATAAATATATATTAATTATGCTTTTCCGTGTAACTTTCTTACCAAATTGCTACTGATACCATCATCACCAATACCAACTTGTTTATTTGTCGCATCACCCTCAAATCCAAATACAACTTTTGAAGGAGATAACACTTTTGAAATTTCTGATGTTTTTCCAAGAACATTGTCTGTAAATGATGGAATAACATAAGCTTTGATTCCGATTGTCATTGTACTTTTTATTAATCTTTCACCCTCAACAGTCATTTCTGAATTATCTGATATCGTACCTTCTAACGATGATAAAAATTTATAATTTTCAGAAGCACCCCAATATGTTTCAAGGTGTTCTAAAAATAATTCACTTATCATATTCATTTGTTCTATAAAATTAGTCATTATAATTAATTCATAATTACAAATAACAAAATCAGGCATACCAGTCACAAGAGCTTCAGTAGATGGTTTTGCTCCTGTTTGTACTGAAAATCTATCATATCTATTGTCCTTAGACCACTTTGAATTTCTCGTGACTTGAATATATTTACCCTCCACATCATGGTCAAATGATAAGGGCATAGCCTCATTAAAAGCAGTATCTGTTCTTCTAACTATAAGTAATGGTAGAATCACAGAACCATTTTTATCCCTTAATACTCCATTCTTCCTCACCATTTTCCATCTTTCTTCATTAGCCCACATAATAGGAACTTTTATAATCTCATTAGCTTCCCTTACAGTTGGTTTTATGACTTCTTTTATATGACTGAGTACTGTAGTATCTATGTCTTTTAGGGTGATAGAATAATTTTTAGTAAAATCTTTACCTGGATTTATAGATTTAGATCTATTACCAGCTCTAGAAACTTCATCTCTAAAAGTTTTCTGATTGCCTCTATTCACAAGTCCTTTACTAACAACTTGTCTATTTGTTATTCGTTTAACTGACATTGTCTAGAATTCCTTTATCTTCTTGCTCTTCCACCTCTACGATAACTACGACCGGTACCAGCTCTGCCTGTCATTGTTCTTGCTCGACTTCGTGTTGTTGTTCTCGGCGTTGTCACAGCTGCTCCATTAGGTCTGTTTGTTGGTGTTCCAGTATTTCTAGCTCTAGTTGTTTCTCCCATAATACCAGACATTCTGTTATTATGATCTTTTCTATTAGCAGTAACTCCATTTGCAAATCTTGCACTTTTTGTTGCAGTTGTATGGTGCATTTTAGTTGCTCTTTGTTTTGTATGTTTCTTTTTAGGCATCTATTTTCTCCTATTTCTTAAAGCCTTGAGTTTATCTTTTTTATTCATAACCTTACCTTTAAATTCTTGAGATTTAATTGCATTAGAATCGACTTTTCCAATGGCTATTTCTCTTTTTATATCTATCTCAACAGCTTTTGTTCCTGTTTGACTATTAGTTCCGAAATTATCTAATTTATTCATTAACTTACCCATCATCTGTTCCATTGGTAAATTACCATTTGGTTCAGGTGTATAAGTATGTTTTCTTTCACCGTATACATCTTCATCATCTCTAACATTACCATTCACTTCAACCTCTGGTTTAGGTGTTTGCTTAAAGTTAGGATTTGATGTATCATACTTTATAATTCTTTTATTTGTTAATATTTGTATAGCCATTATCGTGGTCTCTCTTCAATTTGTAATGATGATAATCTACTTCTATGAGCAGTTGCCTTAATATTATGTTTATAATTCTGATGTCCTGCAATTAATTTTGGTTCAGTAACACCATCAACCTCCCAATAAAATTCTTTCCAATCTATGATATCACCAACTTCTGGTGCAAAATTAAGTGAACCGCTAGCTAAATTATTTCTCTGAAAAAACATAGCTATAGTAGCATTGATATCAGTACCATATTCTTCATTCAGTACCTCAGGATCATTATATTCTATTAAACAATTAACTCTGAATCCTTTGTCATAATATTTTGTACTTGATTCACCATAAAGATTTTCATCTGTTCTGTCTATATTTACTTTATAAATATCAACAGATTGACCAATGATTTCATCAATCAATTCTTCATTCATTGAATCAATCATCCTAATTTCTTTTTGTGGTATGAAGAATGGTTTATTTGCCACTATCTTCTCCTATTACCTTTAACTCCTTTAGAAAATTCTTTAGGTGTTGTTTTGCCTCCAGTTCTATATCTGGAACCATTAGCCGGAACACAACCTCCATTTTGAGACATCATTCCAGGTCCACAATTTGTGTTACCACCTCTTCTGAAGGGTTGATTTTGGTGGGGAGCAAAATTCATTCTATTATGATCATGTTTTCCCCTTTGAATGGTTCTATCTATTGGAGTATCATTAAAATTACCTTCATCATCTTGAGAATAATAAGGTCGGCTTGTATAGTATGCACCAGAATCGCCATCCTGGACGGCTCCTTCTCTATGTATATGATAGAAATCGTGTGTATGACCACCCTTTGAAAATTTTCTATTAGCTCTCCCACCTCTTTGATAAGATGACATAGTTCTGTTAGTATCATTTCCACCAGTTCTTCCACCAGCTTGATATGAACCTGGGGCTGGGTGTCTGTGAGTTCCACCAGCTACACTAGCACTCTGGGCCTGAATAGCATGTATGTGACCCGAAGTATGATATAGATCACCATCAATAAAAAAAGAATCTACACCGGTTTGGGTAAATTGATTACTATGTGCATGCCCACCTTGTTGATATTTTCGTGTACCGGCCCTTCCGCCTCTTCTCATAGTTCTTTTTGGTATATTTTTACCACTTCCTGGATACTTAGCCATTTATCTTCTCCTAATTATTTTTTAACTCTTGAAATTTTTCTTGGATTATCACTCCGTTCTACTTTATCTCTATCTTCAAGATGTAATCTTAATTTTGGTAATTGTCTAAATCTTTTTATATTACTACCGACTCTATATTTAGGTCTTTTATTTACCCCTGATTTTTTTGAATGTGGAAAATTTGCCATATTTTTTCTCGTTTATCCTATATAAATTTTCATTGGAGCTTTAGCAAGAACAGCTTGATTCGATTCTGCTTGTTCTTGTTCTTCTCTTGCTCTATTTGTTAACGATACTGATTCTAAAAATTCTTTTAAGTCATCCAATAATTGAATTTTTTCTTCTCTACCTTCAGCTTTTAATGCTTCACCATCAAGCGATACTTCACCATTTGGTAACGGCATTGAAGCATATTTACTTCTAACTATACCAAGTAATTCTTTTGATAATGCTAAACAATATTTTCTAATCCATTGTCTACCATTAGAATTTATCTCACTAAAAGTTAAAAACTTATAAGGAGCGTTACTTGGATCACTAACTTTATTTTCAGTATAAGCTCTCGTAACTGATCTATCATCTCTTAAGTAATACTGAAACCATACCTTATCACCAGCACTACCACTTTGTGGTATAGGAAATATTCTTAACTTATTATCTACCAATTCAAATGAATATGCAGATTTTCTAATTTTATCACTCGTCTCTATAGCCTGCGCCCTTGATACATCATACGATGTAGGTCTCATAATAAATGATACTGCTGGAGAAGCAGCTCCCATACCAAAGTTATCCAACATAGATTGTTGATCAAATGAACCAGCAAATGGGTCATAAAATCTACTTATAGAAGCCGGACCATCATTAAATACTCTTTGTATCTCTATCCTCTTACCACTCTTCTCAAGAGAAGCACTTTCTAAGTTATACACTTGTTTAGACGAAGTAATAGTTAATGAACCTGTATATAATTGTAAATCTCCACCAACATTTACAGCTTCCCCATATTGTTCAGAGAGCACAAATGTAGTCCCCATATTACCTGGATGAACTGTTTGAAAACTACCTGTTCCCATAGTTGCACTGTTAGAATCATTACCCCAACCTGAACCACTTATTTTATTCTCTGTTCCATATTGTTCCCACATCCAATTTCTAAGATTATAGTTATTGATATGTGTAGAATATTCAGACACAGACTCTTCAAACATGGCATACAAAGATCCAGAATCAATTTCAAGTTGCATTACCGGATGTCCTAATCTTCTAGATACAAACTTACATACACTTAAACTTTCACTCTGAAAAGATATATCATTATCATATATCCCATAGGGTGTTGCACCATCTATCTGTGTTGTGTTTGTTGGGTCTGCGTAAACAAAATCTGCTTTAGGCATATAAAAATCTCCACTTATATACTATTATTCATATATAAATATCAAATGAAACAAAAAAGGGTGAGAAATAAATCCCACCCTTTTAAGTTGTTTATTTTAGTGACTACTTTGGCTAGTTATTATATTACTATAATTCTTTATGATGTACTATAATATACATCTCTTAAATATTGAGCTCTTTGTTTAGGCTTTAATTTAGTATTATTATACTCATTATCAAGTTTAGTTAACATTCTCGGTTCAATTTTATCCCTTTGAGGTCTTCCAAGTTTCATATTGGAGTATCCAGTTGGTTCTTTTGCACCAGTTACACTGTCATTTCTCATATCCCTATTTTGATCTAAAGTTCTTGCCATCACTTTTCTCCCATATGTTATGTTTTCACATATAAATATCAAATATAAAAGAAAAACTCCCCAATAAATGAGGAGTTTTTCAACGATATATATTAAAAAAATTAAACCTATATTAAGTTCAAGTCTTTAATAGCAATCTTACCATAGAACTCTGGTCTGATCATTTTCTTAGCATATCGTGTCATTACACCTTTTCTTGGTGTGAAGTCACTTGGATCATATACTAATGGAGTCATGATAAGTGGTACATACGGAGCATATACCGCACCAGTTTCTAAGAAGTTTGAACCTCTAAATCCAACAAGAATTTGATTTTCTGTCATATAAGGATTCTTATAAACATTCCATCTGTTCTGTATTGAACCTATAGATTGAACACCCATAGCGAATTGAGCTTTATTACCATCTGTCTGAGACATATAGCCTGGTAATGATTCAAGAATTGTTGCCACTTTAGGTGAAACAACAACGAAGTTAGCACCACCTCTTAAAGTTAATCTATGAATTTCATTAGATACTTTTTGTATCTTCTGAACAAGAGTTTGCCACCATTCGAATCTAGTACCATAGAAAGTTGTAATAGCCCATGCACTTTCATCTGTGCCTGTTCCATTATAATCTTCCCCAGGAGTTACTGACCAATAGTCTGAAGTAACTGCATCATTCATTAACATATCAAGGATTTCTAAATCGATTTCCATTGAGATGTATTCAGACAACATTGAAGTTAACTCAGCTTCAGCGTCTACACTATGGTAAGCGTTTAAGTCTTGAGCTAGTTCAGGAGTCCATACAGCTTTCAATTTACGAGTTTTAGCAACTATTGCTTCACTTCTTAATTGAAGATCAACTTCTGGAATACCTAATGTATCAGCAGTAGCATTACCTGCTGTATCCTCAAAGTCACCTCTATCAGCTTCAGTTGGTTGTTTACTATATATAATCTCAATAGCTTCAGATGAATCACCAAATGCAGCTACACTTGAACCTGATACGATAAATACTGTATTATTACCAGTCTCTGTTGTGTATTGTGGTAACAATTCTACAGCACCAGTTGCAGATCCAGAAATGTTCCAAGATCTAACAGCTTTTAAATCAGCATTTAGAGCTGTGAAATCAGCTGTAAATATCTGAACTTTAACAAGTTCACTAGCTGCTAATGAAGCAGAATGTTCTTGGTTAAAGTTGATATCTTTGAAGTTAACTGAACCAGTTTCATAAGTTCCAGTACCAGTATCACCTGATATAGTACCACCAGCAGTTAAAGATTTAGTAGCAAAGTTGATTGAATAATCGTATCGACCTTCACCATAAAGACCACCAACACCGTAAGGGGCAGATGAACCAGATGGAGAGAAAGGACCTTGTTTACCGAATACTGAATCTACATCACCACCAGGTACTTTAATATCATTATTTGTACCAAAGCCTTCAGCTTGTGATTTAGCAGTTGTTTTACCATATTTAAAGTCTAGGTAAAATACAAGACCAGATGGTAAGTTCATTGGTTGAACTGACACAAAGTCTTGAGCTGCTAACTCACCAAAGATTCTACGAACCAATGGAAGAGCCACACCTGACCATTCTTCAGAATTAGCGATAGCACCAGTAGTTGATTGCGAACCAGCCCTACCACCTGTTCCAGAGAACTCATTAATCAGTTGCTTTGCTTGATTTTCAAGCATTACAGCCATACTTGATTTTTGAAAATCCTCATTCAAACCATCAAGAAGACCCGTTTTATCCCATTTATTAACGAGACCTTTGGCTTCATCTTGTTGTTTCTTATAAGGACTTGCGTCTAATAACGCATCATTTACATAATCACTCATGATTATTTTCTCCTATAATTATTTAACTAAACCAGCCAATTTTCTAAATCTATTGG